TTAACCAGCATTCTTATACAACATCATATCTGTATAGGTTGAGTTATAATTCATGCGAGCATTGAATTCCACCTTAGTACACTTCTCGAATGGGTTTCCAATATGCCTATTTCGACCTATCCAATCACAGAGTTCAAGTATAGACGACTTATTGCTTGTGAAGTAGACAAAAGAGTGTCCTGCGAGGACTGAAAGCACATCAAGATAGTCTGCCAATCTCCAAAACATCTTATATGTTCCTACTTCTGTGCTGAGGTAAGGAGGATCAACCAAGAACACTACATTGGGCGTATCCTTATATTGATTAAACACTTGTTTATAGTCTGCTGAAACAATTGTCAAACCATTCAGATAGCCATCACAAGGCGAATAATCTGTAGAACGGATATTGTTATACAAAGTATCCTTACTCATCTCATCAATACTTAAACAATATTTCATCGAAAATAAGAGAGAAGAGGATATAGTGATAAAATCCAGATAACCATAACGCTCTTGATGCTTAATTAAGCACTCAAATACCCGTTTACGTGCTTCGCCTACAATAGGCTTATGCTTAGGCAAATCACGAACTATCTTTCTAAGCTCTGAGAGTAGCTCATTAGTCTGTGGCACGTGTTCAAGACGTAGTCTATAACCATCAAAATCGTTATATACAACCTTTGAATGTGGTTTCTCGGACTTCGTAATATGTGACAACAAACCACTGCCTCCGAACAAATCAACAAATGTAGTTCCGTTTGGGAACTGTTCTAATACCTTCTTAAACTCTTTTGCGAACATCCGCTTCTGACCAGCGAAGGGAAGCGGAGCTGAATAATACTTTTTCTTTGTCATGATGCAAAGGTCGTGAGTTTTTCTTTCACAAATATAAGCGTATATACTGATCACACTGCAAACAAATTGCAGTCGGTTTGAAATCTCTTAACAAGAGCATAAACTTTACGCTCGCTAATAGCATATTTCACTGCAAGAGACGCTACTATGTAAGATACTTTCTCACTTTTTGACAACATCCGTCTATATTCTGTATATAAATCTATATAGTTTGTGTCATCCAATCTAACCCCAGCAATATGGAGGTTTCTTAATAGTTCCCTGTTAATTTTTACAATCTCAATTATCTTCATATCTAATAAATTTCGTAATTTTGCAAAGCCAATCACTTTTTTATACAATAAAATGCCACAAGAGCGAGCGAGGATATTTGCCCCCGGTCGCGCTCTTGTGGCGTACGTTGTTAAAAGTGATTGGCGTTGCTTATTAACAGGCTGGGGGCTTTATATATGCCCCTTAAAAACATCACTGCAAATGATTATAACCGATTAATATTTTTTATCGTTTAATTAATCTACTTACGCTTACGTGTGCAATCATAACTAATTTAACTTACAACTTATACTGCGTCCAATCTACACGCCTCTGCTGTCCTGCATTCTTCGTTTCAAGGCAACTCGTAATATTTAAGCAGACAACATCCGATATAACTCGCAAAGGCTGCATCTTCCTCTTATCACATGTATACAACATATATACTGCCTGATTATTGATATATCTTGGGTATTCTCCGACTTTCTTGTCCTTCTCATAGCTACCACACACGCATATATCATGATACATTATACCATCAGGGGATGCAAGTGTATATACTCTCTGCAATGAGCAATCTGGCATCACTCTGAATATTGCCACCTGCAATCTATCTTCGTGAAAATGATATATATCACATAATTCATTCACAACAAAGTACACATTATCTTGATACATAAATGCAGAAGGGCGAGATCGTGTGCAATTAGGAATGTATGTCATTTCCTTTAGTACGACATCATTTGTGATGTCATATACAAAGTAACTCATAGCCTGACCTACATCGTGATTGCGAGTAACGGCATATAGTACACCATTGAATACACTAATAGCTGTCTCTGCCCAATTTGACGTGATGTCAGGGAAGATTTTTACAATTTCCCACGCTATGCAATCTTGTGAGCGCATTAAGCAAGGTCGTATATTATTGCTCTGAAGGCCTCTCTCAAACGTCCAATAATATCCGTCTGAGAACACTTGTCTCGTAAAATCGAAATCGCTATCAGACCCATTTGGAGTCCCTGTTATAATTCCCTTATCTATCAACAGTTTAGATAAATTAAACTGCGAATAGTCTACTGTTGTCCCTTGATAGGTGATAGTATTCTTCGCTACAGTATCTAATGTTCTATCCCATGTGTAGATACCTGCATTATTCTGAGGTGAATATGCTGACTTCGTAGCCATAACACGGATAACTTCATTATCTACTTCCTTGACCCAATATCCCCTAAATCGACCAACAGTTATATCTTTAATTGCCGATCCATTCCTAACCTCTATAGAGCTAACTCTCTTAATGTCACTATTATTCATCTTAGCAATGTTAGACTTGCTGATGACCTGATATCCGTAACTTCCTGTTAATGTTGGGTCGACACCAAAAGCCTCTCCGCCTGTACCTTGATTGTACATTGCGTATAAATTGCCTTTTTTGTCAACTTTCCCACTTACCCAGAAGTTAACATCATAATCTAATGATGAAAGAAGTACAGAATTCTGACATAGTTCTGTGTCTATATCTACCTTTTCTCTGTCTATAATGTTATATTTATGATCTACTTTTACAACATAGCCGCCCTCGTCTATGTTGATGTATAAGGTTCCAGATACTCCACATGTGATAATATAATCCTTAATAGGATTATCTGTGTCGTAATTAACGATAGGACTTTCTAATCCAATTCTTGGCAAGCTTTCAACGACTCTATCACCATTAACTATTGCATAAAATGGCGAAAACTGGTAATTGATTGATTTCTTCACAATGAATTGGTCACCTCTCTTTACCTCCTGCTTATAGTGTCTGGTGTTATGACCCTTACGAGTTGCCTTCTGAATCTTTATTGTAGTCTTTCGACCAATTACCAACTCGCTAAACATAGCCTCTCCTTCTGCTAAGTCTAAGTAATTAACTTGAGATAGGATTCTATTAAGGTTTAATTCTTCTTTTGCTTTGATGACATCTGTTGATAACCCCTTTTTGTATAAATATATCTTAGCGTCACCATTGCTTACGATGTCAGAAAAACGACAAGTACGCATATACTTAGCTCCATCTGGCACTTTCTTTTCTACCTTATAATAGGTATTAGCTGTAGACGTTGTAGTCGCTCCGAATCCAATTAAATATGCGCTCTCGTCTTTTTCTGAATAGAATGCCAACCCTAACACAGAAGAAGTTACAGAATTAGGAGTCGTGACAACCACTTTATCAACATCTTCTACATTAATGAAGTCTGTAGCATCTGTATAGGAAGCATTCATCAATCTACCATTGGTATAATTGATATAGCTTGCCTTAGTCCATCTTGGATAAAGAACAACCTCCCCTCCTACTTTGTCGAAGACTCTTGTAATAGCTTCCTCAACATTGGTAACATCCTTGTTATTAATCGCACCTCCATCAATTCTTATATCTTCTGCACCAATCTTTTTATTATGTTTTACGATACTGAAATCCTTATTATTTTTGTCACAAACAATAACAATCCGACTATCTTCTGTAGTCGTGTACGTCCAATACTTTTTTTCTGCATCTAAAATACCTACAGGGGTAACAGAAGAACCATTCTGCACAGTTTCCTCTGAGGTAATTCCAATACCATTATAGCTACGATTTCCGTTTGAATTCACCTTAATTAGGAATCCTGCTGGCACTTTGATAGGCTGCGAAGCAAAGTACTGAGAACCTTGATTGTATACAAGCGTATTAGATCTACTTATAACATGGTCTATCCAATTTCCGTTGTATTGCAATGTTGTATCTCCACCATATAGAGTATTAGCGATGTCCTGTAATGTCTTTCCTTGAGCAGTAGCAGCATATTGCGAAATAATCTTTGTAACAGCCGCCTGTGACATAACAGCCGCTACACTATCACCTGCCTCCTGCGCAATAGAAAATCCCGCTCCACCACTGACCTTTCCCGTCAGCAGCCACCCTGGCTTCTGATAAGCATAAATATTTCCATTCTCAGAACCATCTGCATGTGCATCATCATAGATGCTTACCAACTGACCATAGCGGAGAGCCTTGCCATTAGTCCCGACTGGGTCTGTATCAGCTTCCATAGCTGACTTAGACTGATAAACCTTCTTAATGCCAAGTCCATCAGTAGACTGTTCCAATGAAGCAATGTATGCTAATGTGTCTTCGTGCAGCTTACCAACCTCTTCAGGCGTAATGCTATCTACTTGACTCTTATTCTTGAGTTCTTTTGCTCGCTTGAGCAAACTGTATATTGTATCCATTACTGTGTTTATTTTGGAATGATAAAATATGTATCAATTGGACAGTCCGCTGGAGAAGGGAGACTGGATGCTCCTAAGTTTCCAATGAGCTTACCTTGGCCAGAGAGCACCCGCACATGAACAATCTGTGTCTGATCATTATTCGAACTTACTCCGACAACAATAGCCCCTGACATAATAGGCGGAACAACAGTACGTGTTGTTGGGTACTCAAACACAACTCCAGGCCCATCAGTCCATTCAGACTTGTCACTTCGCAGATTTACCTTTATAAGCGTATAACCAGATTCCTCTCTTCTTAGAGCTTGCCCAGTGTAACCATTCTTTAGGAACCATCCCACGTTCTGATATTCACTTTCTGGAAGTCTATCTACGACCATCGGAGCTATAAGGTCAAAGAGCGTTTTCAGCTCACTGATATTAAAGACCCCTTCTGTTTTCTCAAGTGTTAGAAAAGCCTCTGCAGTTTCTCTACAGGCACGTTCCTGCCCATCTTCAAATGTACGTATATCAGAAACGGACTTCCTAATACCAACGTATAATGGATCATTCCAACTATGAGCAACCAATGTTGTTTCTTTTAGTTCATAGATAACTCCATTAAGCACCAACCAGTTTTTCTTAGTTTGGAACGTAGCCGTCGCAGCACCTTGATCGATCTTCCTTAATTCTCCTTGAAATCGATTAAGCAGAAAGGCTGAAGTATTAGCACCAAGAGCCTGAAGGAGCGCAGACATCTGATTAGCTGGATTCTCCTGTAATGTCTTGAGATCATCGATGTAGAGAGGTTGTCCTCCCTCACTAAAGAGCATCTTATTCATATTCGTATATTTCTATGCGGAAAGAGCGTCCCGCAGGTTTATAATGATTCAATAGGTTTAATATAGTTGTTAAATTCTGTCCTCCATACTTGTCTTCTGAAGCATTTGTAGAGGTACATAAGAATGACGGCACATAGACAACGAAAGAGGCCTCCTTGGGAACATCGTCATAAGCTCTGACGTACAAGGGAGAGCTACCGCTCACATAGACAGGAGCGAGACCCTCGCTCTTAAAACGTAAAGCTGTCTGAACCCTCTGGTCAGCTGAGACTATGTATATCTGATGTTCGGAAAGGAAGAAGGCATCATTCAGAATCTTTTCTATATACTGTACTCCTGCTGTAATATTCAGACGATTTAATACGTGAGAACGGTAGCTATAGAATTGATTATACAAGTCCCTTATTCCACGCAGCATCGCTTTGAGCAAAGCCACAAGCACCTTACTTCTCAATATGGGAGGCAGCAGCTGAAAGCCAAGTTTGATGATATCTAATTTATACCACATAGCTCAATGTATTTCTTAAGTTCACAGAAACAAAACTTCCACCAGCAGCTGTGTAATTATTACCGCTGATTTCTTTATAGATAGTTCCATCTGTGCTGTACTTACAGATATGCAGTTCCACGTCCTGCACACCTTCCACATTCTGTATAGCATCTACTAACTTTGTTTTATTGAAAGTACCACCATAGATAATCTTCCTCACATAGGAGTTTACAGCATCCTCTATTGCAAAACTTCCGTCTGCAATTCTTGCACCTGTCTTATCAATCACCAATGGATCTACTCGTATAGTTGCACTAATACTGATTTTATCTGCCGGCATCGAACGAACAGAAAGAATAACACCTGCTATTTTAACGCGATTCAAATACTGTTTGAACGCTGTTAGAACATCATCTGAAAGAACAGTAGGCTGCCCACCTGTTTCACCTGAAGCAAGTATTTCTATGGATGTTCCTCTGTCACGTACAGCAACATACTTGACGACTCGCTTCTTCTCAGATACCTGTTCATAGCCATATTGCTGTGTCGCCTCATTGAAGACCAAAGCATCACCATACTGGAACTCTTTTGCGATCTTATAGTACCAAGGTACACTTGCTACTACAGCACGACTGATTTTATCGTCTACATCTGCCTTGAACTGGTCGAACAGAACCTCCAGTACATGGCTACAGGCTGCCACGATATAAAACAGAATATTCTCGATACTAACCACAGAGAAACTATCATCAAAAGTATCGCTTTCTGATAGTCCGTATCGTTCTCGTACTGTACCATCCGCCATAAAGGCATTTGTCATTGTTTGTTTTATCTCTGCTATACTACGAGCCATATTTTGTTTACTTTAATTGAACTGTGGTGAGAACTCACCACTGAATACCCTTAACTTGACATCCGTCATACCTCTCTCTGTTGCTGGAGATACATCATTTGCCTTGCAATACTGTTGTATTAATCGATTGTAACTTACGTCAGGAAGTTGCAATCTGCTTCCAGCCTCTAACGTATCAGTCATACCAATAGCATTAGCAGCAGCCAAAGCAGGCAATGCTTCCAGCGAGCCATACTCCTGTATAGCTATGTCAGCCAAGGTCTGACCATCTTTCACTTCAACTTCCATCTTATTACGAAATAAAGAGCTAACATCATAAGAACACCGAATGTAACAAAACCAGTTTCCATTGCTCGCTTTTGAATCCAGCTCAATTCTTTTTCCTTGTAAACTATCTTTGGCTTCTCCTTATATTGTTTATGATCCTTATCGTGTATGGTTATATGGGTTGTGTCATGCACCGTTGTAAGACCTTTTATCTCAGCACCTGGAAGACTTTCTAATATATGCGTCAAAACACCATTATGTATTCTTGCCGTTGAGCGATACAAGGCATTCTGCAAAACTGAAACAGAGTCTTTCGTTGCACGCTCCTGATGATACTCTGGCAACTGCAGTGATACAGGCGCAAGACGTTCTGTAACTCTTATGGTATCATGACTGACAACGTGCAGCGTGTCGGTGCTTACACTCTCTACAGGCACATAGACTTTATGCGAGCATGCAGAGAAAAGGAAAGCAGTAAGGATAACTGCTAATAATGTTTTTAATGTTTTCATATTGTTGTTGTTAGATGTTTGCGTACTCAGTCTTTGCATCGAAACAAGGGCAAGCCTTGATATACTCGTTTGAGGTGATTCTGCCATCGTGGTTCAAGTCTGGCGAGAAGTCACGATGTCCTTGAATTACAGCTACAGGATATTTCTTGTGCAGCATACTAAGCAGTGTGCGAAGACTTGCTTTCTGTGCATCTGTGCGGTTATCTGTTGGCTTACCCATCCTGTCTATACCACCAATATATGCTACATTGATAGAAACGGAATTAAACCCCTTCACGCCATTGCTCACCTTGTCTTCATCAAGCAGCTGGGTGATTCTGCCATCTGGTGCTACGACATAGTGGTATCCAGGATTAACCCATCCTTTACGGAGGAATTCCTGTCGTAGGCTCTCAATAGTCTGTGACTGATGACTTGCAGTGCAGTGTATTGCAATATATTTAATCGTTCTCATTCTTCCTCCTTTCCGTTCTTGGAGTTGACAACTCGGTCGATGTAATTTCTCACATCTCCCCATTTACTCTGAATGTAGATACCCACACCGAAGATTGAGCCGGCATAGACCAAAGTCTGCGACACATACCACAGCACGCTGTCTTTAACATCGCCTCCATTAAAGAAGAAACTCAGAAAAGCCATTGCCACACCACTTGCAAGCAGAAATATGGCTGAGCCGTATTGTATCCATTCCTTCGTGTTTCTTTGCATATTGCTTAAGTTTAATATTGTGCATCTATTTCGATGCTTTTGGTTGTTATTTTTATATTAGTCACAGTTTGTCTGTCCATCTCCAGTACTTCGTTTTAAGCTCCTTACGAAAGGTGTACAGATTGATGAGTAAAAAAAAGAGTAGACAAGTTGTTTGACCATTAACCTGCCTACTCATCAACTTATCTACTCATTCTTTTTTACATAGTTCCTTCCCCTGAAGGAACAGGTCCTACTGGTTCAGGTCCTACATGCTCACCTCCACCTGTCTTCTGTTTCTTCTTTTTCTTGGCAAGGGTGTAGAGTGCAAACTCACGCACATTGGCATCGCCAGTGAGCTTTGGCGTACGGAGTACTCCTGTTGCCCGACTACGCAGTTTTACGCTCTTGATGTTCTTTGCAGGCAGGAAGTCTTCCACAGAAGCTGCACCCTGTGTGCGCAATCCAGCCGAGAAGATAGCGAGGTCGTCAATCTTGACGTTCTTTCCGTCAATAATGATTTCCTTGATGCAAGCCACCATATCGCGCAATACACCATAGATGCAACCTTTTGAAAAAGGCACATTGTGCGTAGCCATGTAGTCGGCAAGCTGGCGGAGGTCGATGGTCTCTTCGCTTACGGCACGTGCATAAAACTTCTTATAGCCCGCACTCTTCTTGTTCTTGTTCTCGTAAATCTTGTAACGAATCATAGTTGTTGTTCCTTTCTTTACTTGTTAGTTAAACATTTTGTTTTCTCTGTGTGTAATCACATTGCAAAGATAGGAAGGGTGCGAGAGTGGGTAAAGGTTTTCAGCGGTTAGCAGGGGTTAGCAGATATTTTTACTTGTAATAAGATTTCCAAGTAATTTATTGCAATGATTAAATATGTTTTGTATTTTTGTATCCAAATATAATTTTACATGAAAAGAGCAACTACAATACCAGAACAAATTAAACTTTTAAGAAATCGTGGAGTACAGATTAATAATGAAGCGAAAGCAAAGGAAAATCTATTGGATATAGGTTACTATCGCTTAGGATTTTACTTCTTTCCTTTTGAAATATCATATCCTAATCTGAATAACCGAAATCATAAGATGAAAGCTAATACATGTTTCGAAGATGCCGTTACACTCTACTACTTTGATTATGATTTGCGTAACATGCTTTTAAAATATATCAGCAGAATAGAAGTTGCTTTTCGCACTTACCTTACCTATATATTAAGCAAACGATATAAAAACATTCCTTGTTGGTTTGTTAGTCCGAAAGTTGTAGAGCAGTTGTTCATCAGCAAGTTCAACAATAAATGCTATAAGGAAGTGAAACGCAACATAAATATAAAACGACATCACAAGAAACATAAGGGTAGCATTTATGCTCCAGCATGGAAAACGCTTGAACACATGACGCTTGGAAGTGTGCTGTTACTCTATAATAATTTGAAAAAGACAGATGATCAGCTACTCATTGCAAAGCATTTTCAGATAAATAAGGTCGCTGTTTTTAAAAACTATATCGAGGTTGTAAGATGTATACGCAATGTTTGTGCCCATGGTGCCGTGTTATACGATGTGCGGCTTCATCAGATGGTAAAGAAAGGACCTGCTGGGAAAATTACACAAGGCGAAGCGTATAGCCTTGGTGGTGCAATAAAAGTGATAGCCTATCTTATTGGTGCTATCTCGAAGAATCGGCAGCACGACTTTGTTATAGAACTGAATAAGGCTTATACTACATTAAAAAATAACTCTATCAACTTAACACCAACAGTGGAACAAATTACACACATGAAGTGGGAATTGTCTGATATAGCATCACTTGAAATCTAAAAAATAATTAAAAAATATCGAAATAGAGTATGCTTATATTGTGATATAAAAACAAATACATATCTTTGCATCGTATAAAGTGCTGGTGAATGCCCCTGTCGCACCATCAACACTCTAAAAGGATTAAAAAACAATGGCTTGCACCCTCGTTGTGCAAGCCATTATTGTTTTATCTATGTATTAAGGTTATACCAGAACCTTATTGTCTATCTGATTCCTTTTTATAGTTCTAAGGTAAGCAAGAATACAGTCAGTCTCTGCTTTTTCCATGCTTTCTTGGATATATTGCCAATGAAGTGAACCATCGGACTCCACTGGCAAAAGAATTTTTTGTCTGCACATGCGTTGCGTGTTGAACTTATAGCCGTATGCAAACTTGCGTCTTTGGCATGCTATGGTCGTAGAGAGAAAAAGTAATGTGTGACGATTGTTGTGCTTGTTAGCCTTCCAGCGTACACGCTTCACATCGTCAGAGAACAAAGCTTTATAAGGGTGATAGAAGGCAAAACCGACACTGCCATTATAGTTCACTCCAAGTACATTCTTGTCGAGGCTTTTATTTATGATTGAAGTAAACGCTGTTAGTCCATTATTTGATTCTGACGCTCCAATGAAAGGTGTTGTACCTCCTATCATTTCAGCCTTAGTAAGACGCTTACCATTATCAATAGTTACAATGTCATCAAGGCAGAAGGATTCCCATTTTACCCCCCCCGATTTAGATTTATTAACACTTGTACGCTTTTCAAATACTTGTAGTGTAGTTGATAAAATGTCTTCTTCTATTTTTTTCATGAATGAAGACATAAATTCGAAATCTATTTCTCCACTTTCTGTAGCAGGAAGATAAAGGCGGCTTTTTTTCAATCGTGTAAGTGTAGCACCATAACTCCCCCAACTGAATTTTGCAACCAGTTTTTTTATTGCCACGATAAGAAATAGTGCATTGTATTTATCAAGTTTATTGTGGCGTATTATCTGAATATTTTGTCCAGTATAAAAGGAAGTTGGCTGATAGAAGACTGTCTGTGTATCAAGACCTATAGTAATGACATTTCCATTATCCATACAATATCTTTCAGATTGATTACCGACAAACATATCCATACCATTTGTTGTATCAGTACGTGTGATATATGGATAATTCCCCTGTATGTTTGTGAGTTTATTCTTATCTATGCCACTTTGAGTAGCTTTAATGGAAAATTCTTCACCAAATACAAACTCTTTCCAGTTAGAATGTAAAGAATTACCCCCCCCGTTCACATTTATTAACTCTTTTTCTATCAGTCTCTTGCATAATCTTTCTATTGTTGGTTTAAGCAGTTGTTGTTCTTTTTGGCGCATATATGCTTCCATGAAGTCCCAATCGGGTGCACCTCCTGACTTAACAGGTAATTTTAATTTCGATTTAACCATCCTCTTTGGTCTCCATTTTCTCGCATAAGCAAAACAAACCCTTTGCTGCTCTATGCAGCAAATAAGAAACATGGCTATATGTCTGTTGAGTTTATGATGTTTCAGATAAAGAGGATTAACATCATGTGTACATGTAAATCTATGTTTTTGATAATAAGCATACCCTACGGATCCATTATTTGTTACACAAATTGCATTACCAGAAAATATTTTTTTTTCAATAGGTTCGTTCTTTCCATAACCTATTTTTGAGTTTGCTTCTATTAAGGGAAAAGTTGTAAATCCAGTGAAGCCATTGTTAGAATCTGAAGCACCAATAAAAGGAATATTCCCATCCTTTGGACAAGGTGGCTTTTTGTTATAAAACCCTTTCTTTATTTCGAATATCTTGCAAAAATCAAACTCTTTCCATTCTCTGTCGTCCAGTTTATTCATCTTCCTGTCCTCCTTCCTCTATATCATCAAACAAATATCCTCGCCCATGAGTAATCATGTTGAACTCAAAGGTGAGATAATCAGCCATAGTCTTCTCAAAGTCAGCTTCTGTAGGTATCTCATCGTTAAAGTAGTAGAAGGCGTGCAGCCACTCGTCTTCGGCTTCGATAGTTGTTTTTACGCAGAAGCGAGTCTCTGCTTCAGTACGACCAAACCATACGTCGAGTAAATGCTGACGTTTATCTTTCGCAGAAGGTGTTTCTATAAGTCCAATGTGAGGACTTACTACAAAGCCATCGTCTTCAAAATTGATGAATCGGCACTGATGGTTCTTCGCATGAGGTATGCCAGCAGTAAAAACAGCAATGCAAGGATTTACACCTACCCCGTAGAAAGTATCCTTATTGAGCGTTATAACCCCTTCAAGTGTGTGATTTTTTAGGATATTTGTTTTGATATTACTTTCCTCCTTACTCTTCCCTGTAAACGACGACTGAGGAACAATTACTACACAGCGCGCTCCTTCTACAAGAGAATTAAGGAGATGCTCTGTGAAGTTAATCTCGTAGAGTGATGGATTAGCTTTAGACCCTTGTGAGTAGGGAGGATTCATCATTCCCACAGTGCACCCCTTGAGTTGTAGTTTAGAAGGACTCTCACGTAGAAAGTCAAGGTTGTGCAAGTTACTCTTTCCATCACCACGCAAAATCATATTAGTTGTGGCGATAGTGAACATATATGATTGCAGTTCGATACCAAAAAGGCGGTCGCGGCGTATGCTTCGACGCAAAGTTTCGTCATCGGTTTGCTTCACCATTTTATGCATGGCTGCTATAAGGAAACCTGCCGTGCCACAGCAGGGATCAAGCACTTTATCCTCTGTGGTGAGCTGTGCCAGTTCGCAAAAAAGCTCGGTAATATGTTTTGGTGTCAGTACAATGCCAAGTGTTTGCCCATCGCCACCCGAATAAGACATGAATTCGCCATAGAAGCGACCCAAATAGTCTTCGGCAGAGTTGTGATAGCGTATGTTCTTAAAAATGCTCTTATATAGGAACTCGGTGTAGTGTCTTAGTGGAGTTTTACCGAGATTTTCATCTATCTCATTAATTTTTGTTGTATCTTTAATAACTGCAAATTGAGAGATTAGTTTGTCGCGCTTGGTATCAGGAGTTACGTTGGCACGGTAAAGGTTACTTTTTATAGCCTCACATATTTTTTGCCCATCAGTCTTTATGGTGTCGCCTACGAGACTTTCTATAGAAAAAGTCTTGTGTTCTATTTCGCGTAGCGCAAGCAAGATGCCAGATACTACAAGAGGTTTCTGCTCAGTGGTAAGGTTACCATAGTTCCGAAGGTCATTGTGCAGTGTAGCTGCGTCACTTAGAATTTCAGCAGTAGTTTTTTCTACATCTGTTGCTTCTTGGAGAATTTCACGAATATAAAACTCATCGATATTCGATGCATTAAATGATATAAAAGTTTCCACATCTGACAGTTGCTGATAGTCGCCACGGTCGTTGACGAACAGAGGTGTAATGCGGTGGTGCTTTTCGTTACCCGAAATTCCGAAAGCCAACACTTTCTTGTAGTTGGTATGTTTAGCAAGATGTAGGGCGTAGAAAAGAGCACCATTTACAGCAAAGTCTTTTACAGATTTAACGTCTTGTGCCACCACGCCACTGTTTTCGATGATGTGCTGGTCGAGCGAGGCTTTATCTTCTATAACTATCAAGAAATCTTTTACAACACCGCAGTACTCAGGAAAGCCTACGTTTCCTGTTCCTGCTTTTGATGCTGTTTTCAGAGCTTCGTCTATCTCTTTGATGTCAGAACCTTGTGCTGTGAGCTTAATGTCAGCTTCCTTAAGCAATCCATAAACCCATAGGTCGGTATTGGCTTCTTTTCTCTTTGCCATATAATAAAAAATAAGTAATAGCTTTATTCTTTTGTATTCTGTTTGCAAAGATACAACTTTTTATGCTTTCAGACATATCATTATAAGACAAAAAAAGAGGGGTAGCCCATAGCCCCCCCCTCTATTGTTCTTTTGGTAAAGGTGCAGTCTAATGGTCGTAACCATTAGGTGCATCTGTTTTTCAGGCGCAAAGGTTGTACTATTTTTAGATACTCCAAAATCTCGTTTCCAAAAGTCCTCATGGTTCTCCCAATGCCTCGACAATCATCGCTACTTGCCGTGGAGTGAAGACACGTTGGTGGGGCGAGTAGCCGATTGCTTTAAGCCGCTCTGCCAAATCTGGGTAAAGATGTATCCATAGGGAGAGTTTCTGCCATGCTGCGCCTGGCGAGAGATGCGGATTGTAAGCCTGTGCCAGCTCAGTGCGCCCATAAGCACGGAGTCGGAAAGGCTCCTCTAATTCTTTCAAAGAAAGGGTTGTGCGATTGTTGTGGTTGAATAGTTCTTTGTCCATATATGTTTGATTTATAATGTTGTCAGTATAATTAGTTCCTTAACTCTTCTACCATTACTTGGAATTTGCAACTAAACTTGCTTTTCTTCTTTTATTCTATCATTCGTTTTTTATTATCTATTTTATATGTGTCTATATGTGAGTCTGTATCTTTCAAACTATTACTCTATCGTTTTCAGTGCGTAAACTTATCACTTTTCAGTCGTAAGTGGGTCACTTATGGTTGATAAGTAAACAAGTGAATAAGTTAATTGTAGTGATAACTTGTTTACTTGTCAACTCGTCCATATCGTACTCAAGATCGTTGTCAGTGCGCTGTTTTGTTGTGGCTGGCTTCTGTGTGCGGTTTCTCTCTACGTTTGAAGGAGCACCAGCGTTAGGAATGTGTACCTTGCGATTCTCAACAAACACTGAGTCGTCAACACTCTTAGAAGCAAAGGAGTTGTCAGGATAGAAGTTCTCAACAATGTCTGACTGCCAGATTTCTTTGTTTAATGCCATAGTTTCTTATCTTTTAAATTTGTATTGTATTTCTTACTCTCGGTAGTCTACACCGAACTTCTCCTTGAACTTGGCTGCAAAAAGGTCCTTGTTCTGACTCTTCAAGTCACCAAGACGTCCTGCTTTGTCAAGTTCGTCCCAAGTTTTGTTGGTGAAACTGTCGCTACCAGTACCATCTGGATTGATGTACGAAGCAGCACGAGGCTTAGGCATCTGCTTGAGGCTGTTCAAGAGTTCTTCTGTAGTAACACGGTCTGCAGCCATAAGCTTAACATAGTGTGCTTTCTGCTCTACTGTAATACGACCGTCACTGATAGCCTTGTCAATGATAGCCTCCTGCTCTTTTGCTTCAGATAACTGAAGCTGCTGTTTGTACTCAGCATTGGCTGTTTCAAGTGCATCTACCTTAGTAGCCTTGTTTGCCAACTCTCTGACTTTGTTCACAATTGCAGCCTCATCATTGATATTGCTAAATGATGGGATGCTCTTTAATTGGTCTATTAATGCCATGTTTTGATAGTTTTTTGGTTGATTAGTCAACCTGTTATTGAAATATTGATATATCTCTTCATGAGTTTTAGGTGCTGGTTCACCATCATCCTGCATATCGTACACCCCATCTGCAAGTTTCATTTCAACTGCTTCTTGTGCACTTATCCAGTGGTCAACCTCGTCAAAAAACTTTGTTAACACATCTTCTGTGCTCATTCCACAGCGTGCAGCAATCATACCTGCAAGGTTACGTTCAAGTTCCTCCATTACTGTAGCCATTCTACGCAGATCTGAAGCATTGCCACATGTCCCCCCACTTACGCTATGAAGCATGAGCTTAGCGTACGGACTCATATAGAGAGGCTTGCCACAGAGAGCAATAATAGCGGCAATGCTGGCAGCAACACCATCAACATATATATTAATGTCTGCCGTGGATGTGCGAAGAGCATTGTAAATAGCTATTCCACTAAAGACATCACCACCATTGCTATTGATGCGTACATCAATCTTGTCATACTGACTTTGCAAGGCAAGTAGCTCACTGACTACTCGTCCACTGTCCACAGGCTGGTCATTACCGACCTCTCCATATAAGAGGATAGCTACGGTTCCATTACCAGGTATAATGTTGAAAAAGTTTGAACTCATTATTTCAATTTTTGATGCAAATATCATGTTTTTTCTGGGAGTGACAAAATCGTAAATTCATAGCGTAAACAGCTGATTTTATGGTGCAAACAGACAGTGCTGTTATAAATAATGGATTTCAAAAAGTCCATAAAATATAAGATATTTGCAAAAGATTTAGGCAATATGACAAAGACGAATATAGACAAAAAAGGCATTGCAAAGTCTCTCTACATGGAGGGAAGTTGCACACAAGAGGAGATAGCTGCAAAAGTAGGAACTACAAGGCAAACAGTCTCTCGCTGGGTACGTGAAGGAGGTTGGGAGGAGCTGAAAGCTTCATTTACAATTACACCTGATCAGATTATAGCACAGTTCCAGCGACAGATTGTTGAAATCAACAACAATATTCAAAATCGTGAAGAAGGTAAGAGGTTTGCTACAGCTCAGGAGGCAGACGCGCTTGCTAAGCTCGCTGGTGCTGTCAAAAAGTTAGAAAGTGATATTGGTGTTGCTGACTGCATCAGTGTTGCTATGCGCTTTCTCTCTTGGTTACGTCCTCTTGATATTGATGCAGCTAAGCAGTTTAACAACCTCTTTGATGCGTTCATCAAGGACCAAATGGCAAAAGCAAAATGACACAGGAAGAAAGACTTGCATTAAGGAACTGGGAAGAGTTCCATAAATCATTCATCTCTGACATGCCTGTTGAGAATGGGCTGTCAAGACGTGACATTGAACGCAGACGAAAGGAACTGGAACAAGACCCTATTAAATGGATTCAGTATTTCTTTCCCAAGTATGCTAAATATGAATTTGCACCTTTTCACGTGCGTGCTATCCGTCGTATTATTGAACACGATGAATGGTACGAAGTTCTTTCGTGGAGTCGTGAGCTGGCAAAGTCCACGATTTCTATGTTTGTCTTGATGTATCTTGCACTCACTGGGCGTAAAAGGTTCATTGTGTTAGCTTCGGCAACTATAACTTCAGCAACACGTTTACTTACACCTTTCAGACTTAATTTTGAGAACAACCCACGTATTAAGCAATTTTATGGCATTCAACAGCTTGTAGGGCAATGGACGGAAACAGACTTCACATGTCGCTGTGGTGCTAAGTTTGTTGCACTTGGTGCTGGTAGTGCTCCACGTGGTGCGAGAAACGAAGCGGTACGACCTGACGTCATCTATCTTGATGACTATGACACAGATGAGGACTGCCGCAACCCTGAAACTCTTAAAAAGAAGTGGGATTGGTTTGAAGGCGCACTCTATCCAACACGTTCCATCTCTGAGCCGACTCTTGTTCTATGGTGCGGTAACATCATTGCTAAAGACTGTTGTATTGCACGTGCTGGAGCAATAGCAAAGAGCTGGGATATTGTTAACATCCGCGATAAGAGTGGAAAATCTACTTGGCCTGCAAAAAACACTGAGGAGCAGATTAATACAGTCCTTGCTGGTATATCTGCAAGAGCCGTACAAGCAGAGTACTTCAATAATCCTGTTTCAGAAGGTAAGATCTTCCGTAATCTTCCTTTTGGGAAAGTCCCTGCTTTGTCTAAATTTAAGTTCCTTATTGGGTATGGAGACCCTGCTTATTCTGACAGCAAAAAGAAAGCGTCGTCAACAAAGTCTCTTTGGCTTATTGGCAAGTACAAAGGTGTCTACTACATTATCAAAGGCTTTTTAGGTCACGAGACAAACGCAAATTTCATTGGTTGGTACTTTGAGCTTGCCAAGTATGTAGGGGGCAAGGCTACGGTTTATTGGTATATAGAGAACAATAAACTACAAGCCCCATTCTACGAACAGGTCTTCAAACCACTTCTACGTGAGGAACAGCAGCGTCGTAATACAAGTCTCTTTATTCGTGGCGACAGCCGAAAGAAAGCAGACAAAGCGACACGTATCGAAGCCAACCTGGAACCAATCGATCGTAATTGTCAATGGGTATTCAACGAAGAAGAAAAAGACAATCCTATGATGCAGGAGCTTATCAACCAGTGCAAACTCTTTGAACTTAACTTGCCATACCCTGCTGATGGACCTGACTCTCTTGAAGGTGGAATCACAATGTTAGATGAGAAGATGGCAGAGTTTGAGCCAACTATAACTATCAGTTTTCATACAATGGATGAGCAAAATCCTTATAAGATGTGATTATGAATAACTTTATCAATATAGAAGACTACGATGCAAGTATTCACCGCGAGATACTTGATGCGCTGCTGCGTAAAGAAAGTCCAACTTATGATCCTCAGATAGTTGAGATATGTGAGGATAGAGCGGTAAGTGAGATGAGGGGGTATCTGAACAAGATTTATGATTGTAACGCCATCTTTTCCGCAAGAGGGGAAGATAGACACCCACTCATTCTTATGTTTGCGCTTGACATCGCTATCTATCATATCTTCACACAGCACAACCCTTATAAGATTGCGAAGATACGCCAGGATAGATATGAGCGTGCTATAGAATGGCTGAAAGGCGTAATGGGAGGAGACGTAACGATTGACGGTGCTCCATTGATGCCTGAAGATGAACTTAAGAACAATAGTCGTTGGCAAATACAAGCTGACGGCTTAAGACCAACATTGCTATGAACAGAAAAAAGAAAAACAGCCCTAAGCAAGGCAAAATAATACAAGGTGGAATGCTCGTTCCTCAAGGAATGAGACAGCCAGACATCGTTCTGCAGATGCCTGAGATATTCATGTTTGACATGAATGCGTATATGCAATCTGTTAAGGCTGCAAGGGGAATCGATTTCTCCAATAGGGCACGTCTGTACGATATGTATGACAGTGCTTCTCTTGACCTTCATCTCTCTGGAGTCATTGCAAAACGTATGCGAGGCGTAACGAAGATTCCTATTGAGTTTAGAAGAAATGGTGTACCTGATGATGCAATCAACAATCAGATAAAATCACCCTGGTTCAAACAGCTGAGGAAAGACCTTGTAATGTCAGAGTTCTGGGGTTTCACACTCGTACAGTTCTATCTCAATGAGGAAGGTAATATCCGTTATGACCTTATCAATCGCAAGCACTATGACCCTATACATCGTAAGCTGCTCAAGTATCAAGGTTCTATGGATGGCGTGCCTATTGATGACTTCCCTGATATGCTTTTCGTTGGGAGCGAACGCGACCTTGGTATTTATGCAGAACTTCTGCCTGCTGTACTCTATAAGCGTGGTGATATGTCAGACTGGGCACAGTTCTGTAACATCTTCGGTATGCCAATTCGCGAGTACACTTACGATGCTGGAGACGAGGATGCTCGCCGTCGTGTCATCGCTGATGCACGCCGACAGGGTGCGAACGCGGCATACATCCATCCAAAAGAAAGCGAGCTGAAACTTGTAGAGGCTGGTAATAAGACTGGTTCCAGCGACCTTTATAGAACTTTTGCTGAGTACTGGGACTCAAAGATGTCTATACGTGTGCTGGGAAACACGCTCACCACAGACGCTAAGTCAACTGGTACGCAGGCTCTCGGTTCTGTGCACAAGGAGGAAGAGGACGAGATGAACTCTGATGATCGTGATTTCATTCTTGATATTCTCAATTATGATATGCGACCTATTTTCGCCTCGCTGGGCTTCAATGTGGAAGGTGGCGAGTTCGTCTATGCAAAAAAAGACAAGATTAACCCTGCTCAGCAAATAGACATCGTTCAGAAGCTCTCGTCAATGGGTCTTCCGATTGATGACGACTACCTCTATGAAACATTCTGCGTTGCTAAGCCTGACAACTACAAACAGCTCAAGGAGGAGAAAGAGGCTGCAAAGGTTGCATTCAGAGAGCAACTTGGTTTACAGGTTAATGATGATGACAAAAAGAAGCAAGACAAAAACACTGATAAAACAGCGTTCAAACAGCATTTGAAAAGTTTTTTCGGACTCGCCCCAGACAAAGGGGCGCACTTCTGATTGATACGCTCTATTATGGTGAACATTGCTCTTGCTCTGGGCATAGTCATTTCCACAACGAAAGCCCAGCTATCTCATTTAATGTTGTGCAGGCTTTTCTACAGAGAATCCATAACAAGCCTGAATTAGCTGAAGGCATTGATCCCGGATTATGGTCGGCTGTTGTTAAAGTTATCAACGAGGCGACTGTGGAGGGACTTTCACAGAGCACTGCTACAAGTACACACGATGAGGAGTTTTATCGTGCCTTGCGCCATTCTAATGAGGTTTTTGCTGCGTTCAAAGTACATTCGCTGGCTGGAGAGGTCGCAAATAAATTGCTGGACAGTGACGGTAAACTGAAACCCTTCCGTCAATGGGCTGACGATGTAAAGGGAATCACCTCGCATCACGTCGGTGCGTGGCTTCGTACAGAGTATGATACTGCTGTTATCCGTGCGCACAACGCTGCAGACTGGCGTGAGTTTGAACGTAACAAGGAAATCCTGCCTAACCTACGATGGATGCCGACGACTTCACCAAGTCCTGAAGGGAGTCATCGTAACTATTGGATGGCAAAGCTTACCCTGCCTATTGATGATCCTTTTTGGAACACGCACCACCCTGGCGACCGATGGAACTGCAAGTGCTCGCTTGAAGCTACTGATGATCCTGTAAATCGTCCTGCAGATATGGATGCTCCTCTGCCACAAAAAGGACTTGAAAACAACCCTGGTAAAGATGGGCATATATTCAACGACACTCATCCGTATTTCCCTGATAAGTGTAGTCAATGTTCTTTTTATAAACCTGGTGTTAAAGGGCGGATTATGACCCTCTTCATGAATAGGAAAAAGGATTGTTATAATTGTCCTTATGTAGATGCTGCCATTCCATCTGAACAAAGAGAACAGAGACGAAATGAATATCTTGAATATAAAGATAACCCTTTATACAAAGATGTGGAGTTTGATGCCAAGAGTTCTGGACTTAAAGCGACACATGTTGAACATAGCTTTGATAAGAAAAAAGGATGGTATGAGACAACTGTTCAAGAGGTTGGCTTTCAGAATGGGCATAAAGTAGTTTTGGAAAAGGAAGATCATACTGTATTATTTAAGAAGAATACAGAAGGAACTTGGGATAATATGTTGTTTGAAATTGCTGGTGCAGAAACGGGTACTTCAAATAACATTAGACAAGCTTTGAAACATTGTGCATCGAAGCCTAATACAGAAGTCGCAGTATTGCTATTCCCAAATGATAATTTTAATTATTCCATCTTTGAAGAAGGATATAATAAATTTTATGGACTGAGAGGAACTTCACAATATCGAAAGTTTAAAGTGATATATTGTCTCAATAATAAGGGAATATTGCTAATAAAAAAACCAGAGTAAACACTCTGGTTGGAATGGAGGACGTGTCCTAATAGGGATTAAACGCTCCCTCCACACCACAAATGTAGATATTTATTTTCATTCCACAAAATAAAAAACGAGGAAAATTATATTATGGATGCAAAAGAAATAGAAAGGCGTATCTCACGTGTCAAAGACGAGATACAAAAGGAGGTGACGGATAGACTTCCTCGAAAGGTTGGTGTCGTGGCTGCAAACCACTTCAAGCAGAACTTCCGAGATGGTGGCTTCACGGATGGAGGAGTTCACCAATGGAAACGTACGAAACGACAGGACGGTAATACGACGGATGCAAAATACTCTCCTCTTACCTCTCGACGCAATTATCTTATGCGTTCAATACAGAGTGAGACATCACCAGGGCAAGTTACAATATCCAATCCTGTGCCTTACGCAGCTGTTCACAATGAAGGTGGTACTATCAATACGCATCCAACTATTACAAAACGTATGCGGCGTATGGCATGGGCTAAGGTGTATGCACTATCAGGCGTGAAAGGTAAGGGCAAACTACCAAAAGACTTGCCTTCTGGAGCTAAGATGTGGAAGGCTCTCGCACTCACGAAAAAGACAAAGCTTAATATTACAGCACGCATTCCACGACGTCAGTTCATTGGGGATAGCCGTGAACTGACAGCAAAAATTAACAATATGCTTGATGAGAGCTTAGAGAAAATTAAAGAACTTGTAAGTAGAACATAAATATGGAACAGACACTCTGCCAACTGATAGACTTTCTTAAAGAGAAAATGCCGTTGCTTTCAGTAATTGACGAAGACTACGGGCAACTTGAAAATATAGAGGATGAGGATACTGATATGTATCCGCTAACGTTCCCTGCAGTACTCATAGAAGAAGCGCAGACTGAATGGAGCGATATTGGAATGCTTGCACAGAAAGGAACTTGTAGGCTTCGCATCCGTCTCATCGTAGACTGCTATGATGACACTCACGCAACGAGTGGAACCACACAGGCTGTCAGAGAGCGTAATGAAATGCGACACCAGTTGCACCAGCTACTACAGGGAACCTGTCTTGGCACTGATGCTCCTTTGATACGCAAGTCTTCCAAGTTCTTTACTTGGAAGCACGGAATAAAAGTGTATGAGATGATGTACGAATGTACAGTGTCAGAAATGGTTAAGGAAACAAGGACGGTTCAGAAACCTTCTTTACGCGTGAAGATGGGCGTGAAGGTGTAACACGAAAGCCTGTAAAGAGCGGTGCTTTCATCTGTTTTCCATCTACCGTCTCACCACGTTTAATCATATCACGAATGATATGTAGTACACGGCTTTCAGACAGATAAAACTCTTCATTGGAAAGTATGCGGATAGTGTCATCGAAACGGAGGCGTCGTTCCTCTGTCCAGTAGAAGTAACGCTCAAATAACCTTCTGTTGCGTGCTTCTATCAATTTACTATCTCTTCCTTTACTCATATCTGCAAAATTAACAAATAATCATCTTATTTGCAAGTCTTTACACCTTTTTATCTGCTTATTACAAATAAAAACCGTCCAAATGTGTGTTCGTACACACTAATGGACGGTTTTATTCTTAAACAGGAGTTAGTTAATGATTTTTGTCTGTTACAACCTACAGAAGCTTGGTTCTACACGTTCCCAGACATTTGTCTTTGGGTTCTTCTGATAGAAGTAGTAGTTGATAGCATTCTTCTGAACCACATTCGCCTCCTTGAAAAGTGTCATAATCTCTGAATACTCACTATCGAACTTATCCTCCAACTCATACAGCTTAGAGATGCTCTTGTAGTCGAGGTCGCCAGCCTTATTGCGCTCAAGCAGTGTCATTGCCATCTGATACATTGGATCGTCCGAACCTTTCTCGCTTTGTCTCATATACCGCTTGAGGTAGTCGATTAGACGCTCTGCTGCAAGGTCTGCCCGCTCGTCAAAGCCTTTCACCTTATTACTTGAAATCTCAAGACGAAAATCGCCGTCAGTAATCGTATAGCTTCGTTGGTCGTTCTTGCGAACCTGACCATAATCACGCATCACACTTACGAAGCTCTCAACTTCACCCTGTAACCAGTCGTGGAATCCACGCACGTCAGTCACGATACGTGTTAAGCGTTGCCACACATCGTGCATCATTTCAGCACGTAGCCCCTCGTAGGTCTCACGGCGTTCAATGCGACTCTGCTTTTCTTCGTTCTGTAACTCAGCAAGTAGCTTCGCACGCTCTTCCTTGCTCAAATTCTTAATGTTTACCATATTATTCTGTTTTTTGTTTTCGGATGATCATTCTTATTTTTGTGTTCAAAGCATTGAGATCATCCACTGTCAACGCTCTAAATGTTTTTCCTGCTATACGTGGGTCTTTACAAAAGGCATCCACACGGTTCCAGTCTGTTGTGTCTATTCCGTATATCTGCAGCTGATGTAGAACTCCGCTACGTGCCTTGCGTAGGATGTCATACTGCTTACGTCTTCGCTCGTCATAGCCCGTAATATCCTCCATCTGCCTGCACATAGCATCATACTCTTTTGCTGACATCTGATGAAGGTGTACTGTTCTGTTTTGTGTGAACTGATAGACCAGCGTTTCCTTGTCAGCACCAGGCATCTTTTTTAGCAGGGTATAAAACCGTGCGTAGTTCCCGACTGCTCCCATAGCTTTTCCTCCTTCCAATCTTTATATGCTTTACGACCAGAAGCTACAGCCTCTGTAAGATCATCGCTAAGGTCACTTTGACCGAACAATGGTATGCCGTGTACACTCACATATAGCTCACCATTAAATTCCATTACTTGTACGGCTTCACGTGCCTCTGCGTCGAGCCGTGCCTGTCGTTTGTTCTGCATTCTGTCGGCACGTTCCTCATGCCATGTTTGCAATCTCTTCTTGAGTTTGTCTAAAAATGTTGCCATAATCTTTTTTGTTTTAGTTGACAAGTTTACAGGTTTACAAGTTGATTTGTTAATCGTACTGATAACTTGTTTACTCATTCACTCGTCTACTCGTTTACTTACTGATATAATATGTTTGAATCAATTTTCCGTTTCGTTTGATAAGCAGTTGGGTCTGACCTTCTTCTCTCATAAGGTAGGTGCTTATATCGCTTTTCACTGCTATGTCTTTGCGAACATACAACTTAGATATAAACCAGTCTATAAAGTCTTTCAACTGCTTCCATTCCTCTTCAGTATCTTCTATTCCTCGCAAAGAGTATGTATTACTGATAGCCATTTGTAGCTTTAGCAACCACATCGGTTTGTCGTTCGGACAGACAGACTTGTATCTTAACATTTCCATAACTACTCTTTTGAAGCCTTCCACTCAACTTTTATCACAGCGTCAAGCTTACCGCTGCCTCTACAGATTGGGCACTCTTGCTTGAACCGCTCTTGCCAGTTGTCTTCCTGCCAACGGTATCCGTTCCCTTGACAATAGGGGCAAATGTGTCCTTGACTCTCGACTTGATCTGTCATCTTACCACCTGGACTCATCAATCCAGGACTAATCTCTATAAATCGTTTCTCCTTACTCATAGTTTTATTGTAACTCTAATTGAACATTAAAATGATACTCCCTGCACAGCCGTTTCACCTGTACTACATCAAACGGCTCTCTGTCAAAAGCGAAGAAGATTGTGCGTTCTCGTGTAAGTACTCTCACTCCTTTCTTTCGTAGCTTGTACAATAGGTTGTCTCGCTTGTTTGCCATAGCCTTTACTGTTTTGTTTCACCCCAGTATATATCTGCTCGCTCTTTCCATATCGTGTAATAGCCAAGATTGCCAAAATAGCGTCCCTTACTGATTGCTCTGTAACCTTCCACCCATATCTTCAGTGCTGCATCAAACATAACGCTCACTGCCGTGCGACCTGAAGGCTTGTTGCCGTCTGCCTGACTGATAAAAATGAGCAGCTTATCACGATGTCGAGCCTTGAATTCCTGATACTCCTTAAAGCTCATCTGTGTGTATTGAAAACTATCAATAACTATGATATCTGGACTTTTACGCTTCTTAAGACGTGCATCAAGATCTTCCATACTCTCACTGATGAGGATAAACCGCCGTGCAACATCTTGCATACCTGCTTTCATAATTGCATTCTTCATTGTTAGTGAGAAACCCTCCTCTAAGGAGTTATAAGCAATCTTTCCGTACTTTGCCAACTCTTTGCAGAGCTTCATCGTAAAGCTGGTCTTACCGCTTCCGCTTCGTCCCCAGATGAACCATACACCGCCTCGTTCTGGTGCTCCGAAGGCATCTGCCCAGTCGCCTTCAAATGGATAGGTTTCTTTCTTCATACGTAGCATATCGGTTACTGACATTGCTCTATTCATTGTTTTGAGGTTTGAACGTTATTTGAATGGTGTTTTACCGCTGTTTGAGCAGCCATAAGCTTCACTCTATGAATACTCTTCTTTACACGTCGTAGGTCGAACTCGTATTCTTCAGAGTCTTTCACTACTTCCGATATGCGTGCTTTATCCGTTACGCCATTTGCCATACAAACCGCATAGACATCGTGAGCACCAGTCCTCTCCAGCTCAAAGAACTTGCGACCGATACGTGAATGTATCTCGTTGTATCCACACTTGTTGTAACGCAGTCCCATTGTCATACGACGCTTGATATAGCTTGTAGAGAAGAAGACGATACCACACTTATCCTCCAAACGGTTGTACAAGTCAATGAAGTAGTGAAATACACGCTCTGGCAACTTGTCCGCCTCGTCAAAAAGAAGCAGCGGTGCTTTCATCTGAATAAGATCATCAATGATGCGATCGAGCAGCTCTCTAACGCTGTAACCTTCTGTCTTCTGACCGATACGGCGTGCAATCTCACGAATAAAATCGCTCTTCTTCATATCTTCTGAACAGAGAATATAAAACACCTCGCCATGCTCACTTACATACAGCTTAGCTGTGGTTGTCTTTCCGCAGCCTGCTTCACCAACTACCCACGTAACGTTCTTGACTGTTTGAGCATCGTTCATAGCGAACACCATTTCCTGATAGGCTTTTGTTTCCACCACCTGCCAGTCTGTTCCTGCCGTGGTTCCTAACTGCGATGCAAGGTTGCGCCACATATCATCAGATATATTTTCCCATTTACCCTGCAAGATGCTGCTCACAGTTGCGCTACTTGTTCCTGTAAGGCTCTGTGCTGCCTTATTCTGACTTGGATACTTGCTGACGTATTGTCTCAAGCTCTCCTGTATCTGTCCTTTTTCGTTCTTTGTTAGTTTCATATTGTTGTTCTTTTTATTAATTGTTCTTGGTTCAGTGAGGCATTGCCTCGCTGCTTATAATTACCTTATCACTTTCAGTGCATAAGTGACCCACTTTTGATGCGTAAGTGAATGACTTATCATCGGTTTATTTTGTCCTTGCCAGTGAGGCATAGCCTCGCTGCTTATAATTTCCCAGCTACCGAAGCCATATCAACCACTGCCGTCTCAACCTCCGCCCAGTCCTCAAGGCTCACTTGCTTCGTCTTCCGTCCTATCTTATACTCTTCTGGAGACTTGCTATAGATGCCAGTACGACGTTCAATCTGTCGGCGTTCAGCTGCTGTCATTCCCTTAGGCTTTGGACTACGCAGACCGTGCTGCTCTGGCATTATACCATGAGCCTTTTCAATCTCACGTCCTGCAACTGTTCGCTCAATGCGGTCAGTGGTATTGGCTGCCTGTTCCTGTCTGATGAACGCAGCTTCGCCTTCTGTCTGCTCTTGTATCGCACGATGGATAACAACGTAAGGTTCTGCTACTCGTTCAAATCGCAGACTGCCATCAGCTTCTTTCTTATAGAGCCGAACGCTTCCGAAGTCGTAAGGATCATACTTAACAACAAACCGCTCGTAAGTGTGCTGCCTGCGCCACTCATGGTCTGGTACACCTGGCTGGCTCATCACTTCGTATTGTCGCTTCTCCTTCTTAATGGTTACACTGATACCCTGGTCGGTGAAGGTACTCATACGCTTAGCCGTTACCCAGAACATATCCACCATATCGTGTGCCGTAACCTGCTGCGTTTCCTCATTCACGCTGCTGTCGTAGGCTTCCTGTCTACTCTTGCCGTATGCAGGGTGCGCCATTTCGTTCCACTCCTTAGTAGCTTTTGCGTAAGCATCTTTCAGTTCCTCAAGCGTATAGAGTGAGTCTTTATTCTCCTCAATAAATTCAAGGTTCGGACGGCTCGACATCTTCTTTGCCGTAATGTTCTGACCTGTGAATCGCCAATCCTTGTGCAGCACCTGTTGTTGGAACCGACCGAACACCGCCTCAATGGTCTTTGACTCACCGTTATAAGGTTGCGTGGTCCTATGCACGTGGCAAAGCTTCTTAAACAGTCCGTCAGCATCCAGTTTCTTATGTCCGCCTTGGTTATCGTGAACAATCTCGTAGGGCTTGTGCTTGCTTGTCTGAATTGCCATGCGATATGCGTGGTATTGTGCTTCGTAGTCCTCTGTATCGCTGATATGCCAACCAAGCATCACCTCACTCATCGCATCAATGACGACATAGACCTGTGTGGTGCGCACCTTGCCGTTCTCGTCCTGATAGTAGAGGTTAAGCTTTGTACCGTCACCATACCACAGCGCATCACGCTTCGTTGGCAATGCCGTACGGTGCTTACGTCCGAACTTCTGTCGTGCTGCCTGCTCACCATGTACAGCATCATACCATAGTGGCATAATCGCAGCACTGTTCAGCCAACGTTTCATACCGCTAAGGCTTTTCAGTGGCTTCCAGCCGTTTGCTTCCGCCTGGCGGTTTGCCTCTTCAAAGAGCTGCGCATCGGTGTAGACAGGAACCCTGCAACGTTTCAGTGCGATGAGTAGCTGTCCGAACTCGTCTGTTATCTTCTGTGTGTTCTTATTTCCGACCTTACCGCTGATAAGGCTCTTGTAGCCATCTGCCTTGAAAGCCTTAATCTTTGCTTTCAGTCGTGCTTCATTTTGTGGAAGGGTATGCTGATACTCTTTGCGCATAGTTTCAGAACTCTGATAGATTACCTCCCAAGCTCCTGCAGTGCTGCCGTTCAAACTCTGACGAATTGCTCTACGCTGTGCCATCATCTTCAACAGCTCTTTCAGAACACTCGCATTAATGGTGTACTCTTCAATGAGCTTCTCTGTAAGATGTTCCTGCTTGCCGTTCTTCTCGTAGGTGAAGTTTTCAAAGAACTCACGTGCCTCGCTGTCAAGCCGTATGCGGTCACGCATCATTGCTTCCTTCATTCGTTGCTCTGGATCACCGTATCGTTCCATATACCGAGCCTTGTATTTCTGAGGAATGGAACTCCATGCGTAGAGTGCCTGACCGCCCTCGCCACCTCCACGGTGTACGCTGACAATATTTCCACGGCTCATGTTCTGACGTAATGTTGCAGCTTTTATAATCGCATCACTACCTCCAGTCAGTTCCGCGTAGGTTACGCACAATATCTTGTTGAAGTATTCCATCCCAAATATAGTTATAAGCTCATAGCCATCAATTCAACTTCACTCTGCAACTCCACGAAGGCAGGTATGTTCATATCTTGCTCTCGACGTGTCACAACTCCGTCAACAAACACACTTACACTACCATCTTTGCGATCAACAACTATCTTCACTCGCTCACCGAAGGTCTGTGTCATTGTCTGTTC